TGACGTACTTCTGCACGGCCTTGACTCCGTCGACGTAGACGATGACGGTGGTCCCGCTGCCGCCACCCGAGCCGGCCGGGGTGACGGTCTCGCCCGCTTGCAGGATGGCGAGCATCTCCGAACCGGGCGGGCCGGGCACCGTGCCACCACCGTGAAACTTGGGGAGCTGTGGCGCGGAGATCGTGAACCCGCCGAGGATTTCCGGCGCGGTCCAGTTCAGTCGGCCAATCGTATTATTCCAGATGTCAGAGACAAAGTTGAATGCGGCCTTGAATGGCGCAGTGATGATGTTGAATAGCCCGCCGAACGCCGCGCCGAGCTTGCCGGGGATCGACGTAAACGTACTAACGAGCCACTCGAACGCGCCGCCGAGCCACGACCACGCGCCCTTGAGCCAGTCCCACACCGCCGATGCCGCCGCCTGAATCCCCGCCCACGCCACGCGCCAGAGGTCCTGAAACCACGTCGTTTTGGTGGCGATCAGAACAATGATGGCGACCAACGCGACGACCGCCACGATGATCAGTCCGATCGGATTTGCGGTCAACGCCGCGTTGAGTAGCCACTGCACGCCCGTCCACACGCCCGTCGCGGCCGACGCTACGCGCTGCGCCACGGCCGACGCCGACGACGTCGCGGTCAGCAGTTGAACCGCGCCGATGGCCGTAAACAATATGGGCGACAACGACTCAAGGCGCTCGGCCCACACCTGTAACCCGGTCGGGGGCACGGCCTCACGTTGAGCCTCGTTCAGGTCGAGCTGCGCGCCCGTGGCGTCGATGGCGGCCTGGCTGCCGTCAAGCATGGCCTGACTGCCATCCTGGATGGCCTGCGCCTCGTCCAGGTACGCTTGCTCAAGATCCTCGTTAGCTTGGCGGAGGTCGAGCGCGGCCTGACGCGCCTCGATGCTGTCGGCGCCGAACTCTTTGGTGGCCGCGCTTTGGTCCTTCTGCGCCTGCTCAGCGTCCAGTAGCGCTTGCTGGACACTGATGGCCGACTGCGCGACGTCACGCTGAGTCTGGCTGAAGTCGATCTGTGACTGGGTGGCGTCGGCAAACGCCTGCGAGAGATCCTGCGCCGCCTGAGACACGTCGTTCTGCGACCGTGCGAGTCGGTCAGCCCGGACCGTGCCCTCACGTGACAGGTCCGTAAACGTGTTGACGGCGCCGGACACATTGGACATGCCGTCCGTAAGAAACACCGCGCCCGACGTCAGCCTGTCGAACGAGCGGGTGACCTTTTCGCTGCTACTACTAACGCCGCTGGCCATCTTCTCGGCGCTGGTGTCGACCTTTTTGGTAGCGGCCTCGGCGCCCGCCGAGTCACCCGCGATCGTAAGCGTGACTTGGTTGTCGGCGGCCATCAGTCCATCACCAACCCCGCTTGACGCGCGACGTCGGCGAGCTTGTTGGACAGCACGCCGGCAAACTCGCTCTTCTTGGTGTAGTAGCCCTCATAGATGTATCGGCCGTCAGGTAGGAACTCCCGCTTAACCGACTTGTCTCGACCGACCCGGCCCCCGAAGTCCAAGAATGGGTAATAAGGCGCCGACTTGCCGCCTCCGGCGATGCGGACCGCGGTGCGCGTCGACTTGGCCTTGATGCTGCGCGCGGCCTTGCCGGTCCGTCTCGGGACCCTCGACACAGCGTAATCGACGACAATGGTGGCGGTGTCGTTGAAACCGAGACGGAGCGCCTTAGGTAGGTCGGCGTCGAGCTTGCGCAGCTTCCGCGTGAACTCCGTCAAGCCCTCAACCTGTATCGCGTCAGCCACTGCTCACCTCCTGGCCGTAAGGCGCGCCAACTCCTCGCGCTGAGCTCTGCGCGCGTAGTAGCTGCACCAGCGAACGAACTCGTCGTTGCTCATCTCGACCCGCATCCTGCCGACAGTCATGCCGAGCTTGCTCGCAAGAAAGAACTCAAACTCAAGCGTCGGATTCGTCTCGAACGCTTTTGTATGCCTCCTTATCGGCGCGCTCGATCACGCCGGACAGCTCGCCGATCTTCCGTGTCACCGGGTCGATCTCGCCGCTGACGTCAACCTTTTGCCAGGCTTTCACCTCGGCCTCAGTCATCGACGGGTCCACCAGGGCGAGCGATACCGAGAGCTGCTCAACCGCGGCGGCGCCCCTGGTGCTCGACTGAACGTGGAGCACCTCGAATCGACTCAGCCCGCGTACGCGTACGGTACCGAATCCCGGGATCGGCACGTCTTCCTCCGGAAAGCCGCTCACGCTCCCCGGCGCCTCGCGCTTGGCGAGTAGCGCGGCCTTATCGGCGCGTGGCATCTCTTCGGTCGCGTCAACCGTCATCGTCGTCACCCATGTCCACTGTAGATAATGGAGTGATACCGCTACCCGAGCGGGTACAGCTTGTAAGTGACGGTGGTCGTAACCGAGTGCGTGACGGTCACGAGCCCGGTCACCGGGTCGGCTTGCTTGGGGCTGATAAAGAAAATCTTGCTCGTCGCGTTCGTGACCGTTGGCCCGTTCGCTGTTGCCGCCGCACCAGTCGGGGTGACCGTGGCGTCGGAAATCGTCATCACGTCCGGGGATGCGTTCCCGTTGATGATCTCCAGAAACGCACCGTACACGCCGAGCAGTGCCGCGGAGATCGTGTCGGACGCGGCGACCGCGCTGCCGGATGTCGAGACCGTGCCGGTCCGGGCCGGCGTGATCGCGGTCATTGCTGCCATGGCTCCCCCTTACTGATTCGTCGAGGTGACGGCGTCGGACGGCTGTAATTTCGCAGACCAAGTGACGTAGTCCGCGACCGGGCTAGTTTCTACGTACTCCTCAACGAGCACGTCCACCGAGTCCTGCGGCCTGCCCGAGCCGGTGCCCTCGGGGCGTCGAATGAGGGTGACCACCGTGCCGATGAGCGGCTCGATAATATCGCGCGGTCCGGCCGCCGTGTTGTCGTAGAAGCCACCTATGCTAGCCGAGCCGTCGCCAAGTCCGCCGTCGTAGACGTGGTCATCCTTGCCGTACGTAGTGAGGTCGTGCTTGTCGGACTTACGCCCGAAACTGCTTGTGTTGCAATAGGCCGACAGATCCGACCCACTGAGGATGATCACCGTGTTCTTGCTGTGAACCCATGCCATGTCACACCCCTTGTCCCGCGATGTCCAATGTGAACAGTGCTCCGAGGTAGTCGACCCCGCCAAACGTCAAGACGTCCCAATCAATGGACATGACCGTGACGTCATCGAAGCTCGTATATGTGCCGCCTTCGAGCACGGTCACAATCGAGCGCTCACTATCGTCCGACGCGTACTCGTCGAGCCGACTGTGTGCGGACCGGTCGTGGGGCTTGCCGGTCACGACAATCACGCCAAACTCGGCCTTGACCATGCCGCGGGCGTACGTACCGTGGGGGTCGAGCTGCCGGGGCACCACAATGGCCGCGTCGGGCGTGATCGTGCCCGGCGGGAACGCGTGCTCGTGCAGTCCGGCAATCGTCCCGAGACGGGCGGCAATCTCGGTACGGACAGTCTTTGTGTTCATCGCGCCACCCACCCGGTACGGATGTAGTCGACGACGAGCGGAGCAACGTCGGGATCCAGGCGTGCCAGCAACCGCAGCTCGCCCGAGCCGTCGGCCCCGCCCGCGACGCCGTACGGGCTGTCGCGGCGGATGTGGAGCCGCGACGCTTGCAACATTGTCGCCTCCTTGACCGGATCGGGCCATGGGGCATTCCAGCCCCACAGCGCGAGCCCTGCGAGCACACCATCACCCGGTACTGAAGCAGTGACCAAGACGTATGTGTACGGCTCGCCGTCGGCGATCGCGTTGCGCGGCCGTAGCGAGTAGTCGTCGGCCGCCAGCGCCACATCGTCGATCGTGAACGCGAGATCGGTCGTGTCCATGATGTCGTCAATCTCGGCCACGTACGCCGACCACGTGCGCGACCAACGCAGGTCGTAGGTCCGCGTGACCGCGGTGTCGACCTTGCCGAACTGACGTTTGCACGTCGCGTCAACGGCGCGGGAGGCAGCACTGAGCTTGAGCCTGATCAGCGCGTCGTCGTCGGTGTCTGTCTCATCGCGGATACGCAACCAGTCGCGCATCTCGGTGAGTGACGCATATACGGGCTTCCACATGTGCTACCTCCCTTCGCGGGCTCGAGTGTTGATCTTGAACGGGTCAGAGCGCGGCCGGCACCGACGGCTCAAACGTGAGCGTGTACTCCTGGCCGATGGCGAACTGGTCGGCGACCTCGCCCTTGAGCGTCATGCTGAGCTGCGCCGACGGCGTGTAGATTGCCCACTCGGCGTTAGCGCCGTCGGCGTAGTTGGCCGAGAACGCGGCGACGACCTGGCGGTGTTCGCCGGTACCGGACTCGTGCTTGCTGTTGAGTACGACCTTCGCAGTGGTCTTCATGACAGCTCAGACCCCAGCGCGGGACACGGCGAGCACGGTGCAGGTGCAGGCAAACGTGTCGGTGGTGCCGGACGCGTCGACCCCGAAGCGGAGCCACGGGCGGCCGGCCTTGACCTGCACTGCGACGAGTGCGGTTTCGTCGCCGGTACCGCCGGTCAGCACGCCGTCAACCGTCGCGGCGGCCGTC